CATATGACGACATAATCAAAGATTCCTCGTTTTGCTTGAGTATCACGAAGGAATGGTTCAACAATATTTACAAAGTTAGTTCTTGTAATCTCATCATTGAATTCAAATAGTTGATCTCTAGCAGCAGCTGAGATTGCATCCTCAAGATATATGAATAAACGACGAACGTTTATCCTATCAAATGCAGATGATTTTCCAAATCCAGTCTTATCACCAAATAGGATGATTCCATCACCTGGTTGGAATATAACTGGATTAACTCTATTAGTATAGAGTTTATCTCTCTGAACTTTGCTAGGGTTGTATGCAAGTTTAACTGCATTGAGGATTGCACCTCTAGAGTTACCTGCTGGTGAGAACCAAGGGAATTGTGTAAGATCGTTTCTTGCACAAGTTCCAGCAATATCACCATTTAGTGGTACGTACCTAAATGTATCACTGAATCTATCGTACATATATTTGTATCCACTATCGAATACTGCATATGTTGTAGATGTTATAGGAGAGTAAAAATCAACCACTGCATTTGTAATTGCAGAATCATTATTAACGGTTACTGTTCCTACAGCACCATCACTAATAAATGTATTTCTACTTGGTGAAATAAATGCGATTGCATCTTTTCTCTGCTCTGCGACAGCAATTAATTTATTTGCTTTCGCCTGAACTGTCTCCTTAGTTCCTGAACCAGAACCCATCAGTATAAAGTCTACATCAAAGTTCTCTGTATTTTCAAATAATTCATACCCTGTTGATATCTCTCCAAGAGTTGCAGTTAATGCACCTGATGCAGTAAGACTTGTTCCACCTTGATAATTAACACCACCACTTAATGTGTATGTGTTACTTCCTGATCCACCGTATGATATGCCCTCAGCATCCTGATCCCATGCTATATCTGTAGCAACCGTGAATCCAGAACTAAAGTTTGTGGCGACCACACCTGATGGTTGTGAACCTCCAAATACATTAGTTGATGTATTATAAAGATACTTTCTCCAGTATGCTGTGCTTCCCACAGAGTATTCAGCATCTTTTGCTTTTGATAATGATACGTGCTTCTCTAAGATTGTTCCTGCATTACCAGTAACCTCACCATCACCATCAATAACAACAACATGAACCTCATCAAATCTTGCGTTTCTTGCTGCAGCGTAGGATGAAGTACCTGGTTTATCTACTATAGAGTTCCATGTGATAGTTGAACCTGCACCAGTTAATGTGAGTGTTTGCTCACCAAACCAATCTCTTGCACCAGTTACAAATGTGGTAATACCAGTTGAAGTGTCTCCATCTGAAACAGTATGAATACCAATTACACCATGAGCTAAAGTTGTAGCAGTTCCTGCTATGGTATTACCTGTTGTAAATCTGTATATTCCAGACTCTGTATAATCAACAGGGGTCTCTACTCCTGCAGCAGATACATGTGATACTACCTTAACTCCAAACTCATTTGCATTAGGTCCTTCTGAGGTTATCAACCCTTTGATGTAACCATCAAGAGCAGTTGTTGAACCTGCACCAACAAGTGTAGTGCCTACAGGAACTGTTTGTGTAACAGCATATCCAACCATGCTTGTTTTTGTAGATAGGATTGTGCTTCCCATCGAAACACCTGTAGTGTTAATACCTAAAATTTGATCTGCCTGACCATCAATTGTAGCAACTCTGATACCATTACCCCATGAACCAGGATTTCTGGTTGAGAATGTTACACCAGTAATTGTATTATTATCGTAACCTAATTGGTTATAATGCTCTGTGCTTTTTATTTTGAAACTTGATGCAGATCCTGTGAAAGCATTTCTTAGATCAGTGTCGTCTGCTCTCACTACCCTCATATTTCCACCATATGCTAGGTAAGAAGAGGCTACTAACCAATCCTCATAATGCTTGTCTGTCTCGTATGGTTGACCAAAGTTGTTTAGTAAACTTGCTTCATCTGTTACTAAAACTGGTGTACCGACAGGTCCTTTAGCAAAGGGAGCAACAAGTGCACCAATTGATCCAGAGGTAGCGTCCACTCTACCAATGGTTAAATCAACCTCTCTAACTACGATACCAGGAGATGCTAAATTTAACGCCATCCCTTACTCTCCGAATCTCAGATTTATTTAAAATTATTTATTCAAAAGGGTATTTTCATTGGGGAAACAACACATGAACATCACCAATCTGGATAATACCATTCCTTTTCTTTTATATTTGATTTTCTTTTCTTCACAATTCTCTTGATTGTGCATATCTTACATTCATAAGAATAAGCAGATGGGATATCTCCTCTACCCTTTCTAGTCAGATAATAACCATCAATCAAATCCTTTATCTCACCACATACTCTACATTTTCTCTCTTTTAATAGTATGTGTTCTAGATCAAACTGATCGTCTAAGTCCATTACATTATAAGAATTGTTTGTGATCCATCTTTATTATCAGTTATGGATATTTTTCTATTTGGGTATGATTTGGTCAGTATCATTTTTAATTTTAAATTTTTTAACAAATTTTTCATATTCCATTCCAAAAATTATCTACAGGTTGTGCATTTCTTGATGCTATGTATAATGCTACGTTACAAAAGAACCATAAAATGTTTGTTACCCATGCTTGTTTCCAACAGTATTTTCTATTTGTTTGAACAATAAAAAGTTCTTCCTCAGTGCCTGTATTTTTCACAAACTGTTCTAATATTAATGAAATTACAAAACCTATTGCAAGAACATAGAATAAAATATTTAGAAAACCTGCGTTAAAAAGTAAAAAAGAAATCATCTGTAGTCCCACATGTAAGAGCGATCACCATATTCATCAGTATGCCATCTATCTCCATCTACGTCAACAAATGATTCATCATCAAAACCATCTGCTATAAAACCAAATGGAGCCATGTCCTGCTCAATTTGATTTTTCTGTTCCTCATATATTCTCTTTCTTATATCATTATCAGTCATCTCTTTAAAATAGTCTTGTGCTACTAACCAAGCAAATATCACAAGACACATTGCTAAATCATCATTACAACCCTCTTCTGCTTCAAACGAGTTATGTTTTTGAGCAAAGGTTGTAAGTTCAGAAATAATCTCATAGTCGCAGGTTAGTAACTTATCATCTTCAATTAGTGTCTTTAAATTACTGCAACCTAATTTTTTGACTGCTGCAGTCATTCTCACACCTAACTGAGACTTCTTACCTGAGAAACCCTGACCAACAACCTGACCATTTCTACCTCTCATTGAAGCCATTAATAGGTTATCATACTCTAGATCATATTGCAAGATACTTGCTACTTGATCTCCTATATCATTCACCTCTATCAAGAGGAATGCGTTGTTATACCCTCTCGCAACGCTATGAATGATGTTGGGAAATAGCATGGGTTTGATTTCATTGTTTCGATATTTTGCTACGACTTTATATGGAAACTCAGTTATATCAAATACAATAAATGCTGAATAATCGTTTCCTAATCCACGAGCAACGTCAACCGTTATCATATAATTATGGTCTTTTAAAGCATCTTCATAGATATCGAGACCAGCATTTTTAGTTATAGGAGCGTCATAAATTAAATTTCTAAGTTTGCTTGGTGCAATCAGAGTATTAACAGATCCTAGAAACTCACACTCAAACTCAACTTTAAATTGTTGCTCAGATGTATTTGCTATAGTTTGTGCTTTCCAAGACTCATCTCTACCAGGCACCTCTGACCAATGAACTTCTGTTGGTATATAACCATTTGTTCCTCTTTCTGCATCATGCCACATCCTATAGAAGTGATTCATACCACGAGGAGTAGATACAATTATGACCTTAGTGCTAGTTCCTGATGAAATTGTAGGATATACAGATGCAAAGAAATCATCTGCTACATGATTCGGCACGAATGCAAACTCATCAAGGAATAGTATGTTAAAAGACATACCCCTAACCGCAGACGCAGATGTAGATGCTGCTAATATTTTTGATCCGTTATCTAATTCTAGTGAACCTTTGTTCCATGCTATGATACCCTGCTGCATCCATTTTGGTAAGTTTTCATACGCAGTCTGCAATCTACCAAGGAGATCCATCGCAATCTTTGCTTTGTTCGCAAGAATACCTATATTAATACTATCATTGAATATCGCATAGTGTAAAAGATAAGATACCACAGTAGTAGATTTACCAGTCTGTCTTGGCATCTTGCAGATATTAAACCTGTTTTCATGAAAGTTCCTCACAAGTTTTTCTTGAAAAGGATATAAGTTAAAGGGAACTAAACCTTCATCAAGTGATACTATCTTTATATATTTTTTTGCAAAATAAACTGGATCATCCTTACACTTTAAGAACTCAATAATATTCTCTTCTGAGAACTCTATCGTTGTGTTTGCTTTTTTTAGATTCGGATTTCCAAGATATACATTATCAGACATAATAATTACTTTTTAGTTTTCTTTTTCATCGAGTTGATGAATTTTCTATAGACTGCTGCTTCAGAGGTTTTACCCATTTCTCTTGCCCG